TCATATGTCTTTTTCGCAATCGTCTCTTGTAGGGCTTTAGAATGCGTTTCAGAGCGTATTAATGCCATTAGTGTCGGTCTAAACGCTACGGATGCCTTGTTCACCCAGAATGTGCTAATGATTTCCATATATTTATCGTTCATGCTGTTTCCTCAATCAAATATATTTTCCACAATTTCACGTGACAATACGATTCTATGCTCTTCTGATGATGTATCAAAATCAGCATCATTTATTCTTTCATCAAAATCGTGCTTGCTCCATGGTTCGGATTCAGTGTCATAATATTCATGTTGTACTGTTATCGTTGTTAATTTAACTATCATAATTTGTTCCTCTCTTTGTATTCATAGTATTCAGGTTCGTTTAGCTTTATATCGCAAGCCCAGGCAATAACACCTGACATACCTAGTGTCGCCAGGACACCCACGATAATAAAAGCTGCATAGAATAGAATTGTACTGTCTGTCATTGTTACATGTTCCGCAATTGTTTTTGGATTGTCTGATATTCACCAAATAGCCGGGCATAGTCTGGATTGTTTCCGGTACAGTGTCCATTGCATGCCAGGTGTACTAATGTCCTGGTAATACTGTTTGAACGATTGTTTAAAGCTTTACGTTTAGCCTGTTTTTGTTCCTGGTAGGCTTTCCATTTTTCCGATTGTGTCATTGTTCCTGTCCCATTATTTTGTTTGCTTTCATCCTGGCATCATCCAAATCTACTGTATGTGGATTGCCTATAAATTCTAATATGTCATGCATACTGTCAATGTCTATTATCCGCAATAAACCATTCGGATGTTTTGAACGATAGGCGACTATGTTTCCATCATATGTCGCCACAATATTCCATTCTGTTTCCAATTGTTCCTTGGTAAAGGTAGTGTTTAAGTTTATATACATTGTTCCTTTCCTTATATGTTAACAGTGGTCACAAAGTTAGGTGCTTCCCCATTATAGGTTGCTGTCCTAAAGCTATGCCAACCTTGTTGAGATGCTATCTCAATCACTCGTCTAATCTGTTCTTGATCTTTTGTCACTAATAATAATGTTTCCATATATTCACGGCTTTCATCATGTGCAAGGCCATAGAGTAGGTGTTCTGTTTGCATTGTAAGCTCCTTATGAATACTGCAGCTGTTCGTTATATTGTTCATCTATGAGATCCAATATTGTGTCAGCTTGCCAAGCAGCTCCATCTGGTGTTTTGTTTGGTAATTCTCGCAACATTTCATAGACTGCTTGAGTCTTTGTTATCCGCATATATACAACTAGCTCCACTTTGTTCTGCAATAAATTGTACAACTTCTCATCGTTGTTAATCCATAATGCAGTGTTCCAGTGATCATATGATTCGTATCCATTGTAAGTAGTCATAATAATGTGCTCCTCTTTGCACGTTTCGTTAACACTATGATAGCGCAACGATACCAGGATGCTATTATACTTTAGTCGTATAAAGTGTCGTAAGTGTCGTATATAGCACCTACATCACCACTCACACTTTACCAAATCCTAGACACAAACGTTATAATATAACACTAACAGCTTGCACCAATATAGTGCAGCTGCTTGCACCAACCTGGTGCGTCATGCAAATCCTGCACCAAAACAGTGCAAATAGTTATCCACAGGCTATCCACAGGCCGTCAACAGTTATCCACAAGTTATCCACAGGATATTAACAGGCCGGGGGAGGGGGTTGTTGTGTTTATAATATTTATAGTACCCACCTACAAATGCAAAAAGCTAAAATTAGCTAAAAAGAAGGTAAATATGCACAGAATTTACACAGATAATATAAACATAAAGCTATTGTTATATAAAGATTTCTTTATATTTGTAATATTTTACTACTTGTGATGTAAAAAACACTTGACATGTGTAATTTTTTATGTTACACTATTGACATCTTGTCGCATACGTGGTAAACAAGCACAATGTCATCAGAAAACGAACAGAATACATCTCCACCTGCTAAAAGAGGACGTGGACGGCCTAAGAAGTCTGAAGTAGAGGCTAAGAAAAAAGGAAATAGAGGTGTCCGTGGACGGCCTCCTGGTGATGCTGCCCGTATCAATGAATTTAAAGCAAGACTGCTTGCAACTTCGGGTGATAATGTAATTAATAAAATTATACAAATTGCTCAGAATGATGAACATCCTGGACAGATGGCTGCATTGAAGATGTGTATGGACAGAGTGTTACCATTGTCTTATTTTGAAAAGGACAAGGCCACCAATGGACGTAGTAGTGTCTCTATTACAATTACAGGTATTGGTGGTGATACAACAATTGTAGGACAAGAAGAACAACAAGAAGATATTGTTGATGTTGAATACACAGAAGTAGGAAAAGATGAAGACTGAGCTACTTGATTTGATTAAAGAAGACTTGATACGTCATGAAGGGTATAAAGAAGAAATATATTTATGCTCAGAGGGTATTCCAACATTCGGAATTGGACATGCTGTAAAAGAAACAGACATGGAATACACTTGGCCTGTAGGAAGCCCTGTAGAGAAAGAACGTATTGATGCTGTATTCATCTTAGACTGTGAGGATGCTGTGAATGATATTGAACACCTTATTAGCGATGTCTCTAGCCATTCTGATCAGTGTATTCGTGTCTTGGTCAATATGGCGTTTAATCTTGGGAGAACACGTCTTTCCAGATTTAAAAATATGCTTGCGGCTGTTGAAGCTAAAGATTATGAGAAAGCTTCAGAAGAAATGAAGGATAGTCGTTGGTATGGACAAGTGGGACGTAGAAGCGTAGAACTTGTGGAGATGATGCGTACAGCATGAGCGATTTGAATGTAGAGCTTCTTCCTTGGCAACAAGAAGTGATGAATGCTTCAGAACGCTTTAAGGTGGTGGCAGCAGGTAGACGTTGTGGTAAATCACGACTCGCTGCTTGGATGCTCATCATCAATGCATTACAAAGTAAATCAGGTCATGTCTTCTATGTTGCTCCTACACAAGGACAGGCCAGAGACATTATGTGGAGTGTGTTAACAGACTTAGCACATCCCATCATTACAGGATCGCATGTCAACAACATGCAGATAAAGCTTGTGAACGGAGCCACCATCAGTTTGAAGGGTGCGGATAGACCGGATACGATGCGTGGTGTTAGTCTCAAGTTTTTAGTGCTTGATGAATATGCTGACATGAAACCATCAGTGTGGGAAGAAGTGTTACGTCCTGCGTTGGCTGACCAAAAAGGAACAGCCTTGTTCATTGGCACACCAAAAGGCCGTAACCACTTCTACGAACTGTATAAGTATGCAGAGTTGAGCGAAGATTCTACATACCACGCTTGGCACTTTACATCGTATGACAACCCTTTGCTTGATCCTGAAGAGATTGATACAGCAAAGCAGAGTATGTCTTCTTATGCTTTCAGACAAGAATTCATGGCTAGCTTTGAAGCACTTGGATCTGAGATATTTAAAGAAGACTGGGTGAAGTTTGAGAATGATGAACCTGATGACGGTGATTATTACATTGCTGTTGACTTAGCAGGTTTTGCAGATATTGCAAATGCTAAAACATCTAAAAGCAAACGACTTGACCAAACAGCCATTGCCATTGTCAAAGCAAACACAGATGGATGGTGGATTGCTGATATTATTTATGGGCGATGGGATATTAAAAAAACAGCAAAGAAGATATTTGATGCTGTAGAGCATTACAGACCGATTGCTGTAGGGATTGAGAAAGGAGCATTGAAGAATGCTGTTATTCCATATCTCACAGATTTAATGAAGAGTAAGCAGCGTTTCTTTCGTGTTGAAGAATTAACGCATGGTAATAAGAAAAAGACTGATAGGATTGTGTGGGCTTTACAAGGCCGCTTTGAACACGGTCAAATCCAACTATCAGAAGGAGAGTGGAACACTGAATTTATGGATCAGTTGTTTCAATTCCCCAATCCACTTGTCCACGATGACTTGGTGGATGCCCTAGCGTACATAGATCAGCTTGCGAAGGTGAGCTACTACTACGACTACGAAGAAGACGACTACGAAATCCTAGATGCAACTGCAGGATACTAAAATGCAAGACGACTACAAAGGACTATACGAAGCTGACACTGCCGGATGGATCATGGCAAAGTGTGACCAGTGGCGTGACCATTACGAATCCAACTATGCTGAGAAGTTTGAAGAATACTATCGTCTCTGGCGTGGTATCTGGGATCCATCAGACAGCTTACGCAACTCAGAGCGTTCACGAATCATTTCTCCTGCATTACAACAAGCAGTTGAGAGTAGTGTTGCTGAAGTTGAAGAGGCTACGTTTGGCCGTGGTAAGTTTTTTGACATTCGTGACGACTTACAAGATCAAAACAAAAATGATATTGCATTCTTACGCAGACAACTAGACGAAGACTTTAAAATTACTAAAGTGCGTAAGTCTGTTTCAGAAGCTCTTATTAACTCCGCTGTCTTTGGCACTGGTGTTGCTGAACTGGTTATTGAAGAAAAGAAAGAGATGGCTCCTGCTACTCGTCCTATTATGGAAGGTGCTATGGAGGCTGTTGGTGTTGAGATGCGTGACCGCTTTGTCGTTAAGCTCAAGCCCATCCTCCCACAAAACTTCTTAATTGATCCTGTTGCAACAAACATTGAAGATGCACTGGGTGTTGCTGTAGATGAGTTTGTTCCTAGACACCAAGTAGAGATGTTGAT